TATCGCCGCCTTTTAATCATACCTCTTACCAAAGAATTTACAGAACTCGATGACAAACACAAATACTACCGCACGTTATTGAATGAACGCAACGGCATATTTAATTGGATGGTTGAAGGGTTAAAGCGGCTTAAAGAACGTGGTCGGTTCGCAGTTGGAAGGAACATGATTGAGGCTATTGAGGGATATAAAGTTGAGAACAATCCGGTATTGAGCTTCATCGAGGAGCATTGTGTTATTGCGTCAGACGCCAGTGTGGTTAAAAGGGAGATGTATGACGCATACAAGAACTACTGTGATGAGTGTGGCTTTAAGCCCGTTAATATCAAAAAATTCGGAAAGGAGCTTAAGCGACATTTGAGCGGCAATATTTTTGAGATCCGGGATTCGTCCGGCCGTAATTGGCAGGGCGTAAGGTTGAGGAGTGAGCATGAATGTGAGTATGGCTTGCGCCCGTTTTAACGGTTATGACCATTTTATGACGATTCCTATTGCTGTAACACATTGTTAAATAACGAGATGACGATAATGACAATTATTCTTTCTTTTAAGGGAATGTAAAAGAAGAAAAAAAGAAGAGGAAATAAGGTTAGAAGTTAAATAGGAAAAAATCGTCAAAATCGTCAAATCGTCACGATCAAAAAGGAGGTTTGGAATGCGGAAGGTGCGATGTAAAAGCTATGAGGACGCCGTAGCGCAACTACAGGCATATGTTGATTACTGGTGGAATACCCGAAGAGGCATGGTTTTCCCAGAAGAGAAGAAGCGCAGATGGCTTAAAGCGATACCGGAAGATTCTTACAACGAGAAAAAGTATCGGGTTGAATTATGGGTGTTGGAGGGTAGTCCGGTAAAGCAGATAGTGATTATTAATCACTTAAGGAAATCGATTTACTGCCATGACTGGACATTGCGCAAAGAGGCTCTCTTTGTCTGGGGAGAGGTTGAGGCTTGTGGATAGACAAGAGCGTTTTAAGCAGGTCTATAAATGTTTCATTGAGGGATCTCGATGGTTAAGCAAGAGAGCCGAAGAAGGAACTATAACAGAAAAAGACAAGGTGGATTTTAATCGGCTGGTGGTTGAGCCTATGGACGCATTATGGGCGACGTTTACCGATGAGGAGAAGGACTTCTGGGGCAAGGTTAAGTACGCCGTGGATTTGTTTGAAGGGACAATTGTTCTGGAAGACGAGGAGAAGAAAAGAAAACAAGCCGAAGAACGAAGCAAGAGGAAGAAAAGCAGATGGAGAAACTATTCCCGATCATATTAATCGTTTTAGATTTCGCCGCAGGTATTGTGTATGCCTGTGGCGGGGACGTGCGGCACGCAGTTTACTGGATGGCCGCTGGAGTGTTGACGATATGCGTGACGTTTTAGGCAATAGTTTTACGGGTCCTTCCGGGGGCGGTTTGGGCGAGGGTCGGGCGAGGCGCATTCTGTCAGTGATGATAAATATTTTTTTGCGTGTCGTGGTCGTATTGGTTTTAGTGATGGTGCTGTATTAGCGGATGAAGCGCTGTAACTGCTTGATTTTGTTATGGATATAAAGGTGTTTTTTAACTCAAAAGGAGGAAGAGATGGCAAATATTAACGTAAAACCGGACATTTGTGATGTCCTATTGTCCGAAATTCGACCGGCTCCGTACAACCCAAGAGAAATCTCGGAGGAGGCGTTAGCTGGGCTCAGGCAGTCGCTCGAGCGATTTGGAATGGTGGATCTGTTGGTTATTAACAGGCGCAACATGAGAATCATATCAGGGCACCAGCGGTACAAGATTTTACAGGAAGCGTGTGTTGAGAAGGTAACGGTTATTATGGTTGACGTGGATGAAATTGCCGAAATGGCAATGAATGTCACGCTAAACTCTCAGGAAATCGCCGGTCAGTGGACAGCGGCGATCATCCCGCTTCTTGAGAAATTGCGCACGGAGAACGGTGACGCATATCTCGCTTTACGTATGCAGGAGCTCAGAGATCAGGTGCGGGAGTTTGAGCAGGAAAACAAAGGAATGGGAAAGACATTACCCGATGATTTACCCGAACCGCCAAAAGAGCTTATCACTAAGCCCGGGGATTTATGGATTCTTGGGGATCATCGGTTGTTATGCGGCGATAGCACCAAAGAAGAAGATGTCGCTCGGTTAATGAATGGACAGCAGGCGGATTTGTTGGCGACCGACCCGCCGTATTGCGTTGATTATACCGGTAAGGACAGACCCAACGGCGGCAGGGATTGGTCGAACGTTTACCACGAGATTGATATACCGGACGCCTCAGCGTTCATGAGAAGTTTTTATTCCGTGGCTCTTAAGTTTATCAAACCGCACACGGCACTATATCTTTGGCACGCATCGAAGCGCAGAAGCGAGATTGAGTGCGTGTGTCAGGAATTAAATATTCTCATTCACCAGCAGATTATTTGGGTGAAGCCGTGCGTCATACTGACGTACTCATTTTACTCATGGCGGCATGAGCCGTGTCTTTTGATGTGGGTTAAGGGGCAGAAGCCGCCTTACCGGCCGAAGGACAAGTCTATCGGAAGCGTTTGGTCGGTTGACTTTGTGCGGTCGGGCGATCCGACAACGCCGGAATATCATACTGATGTTTGGGAACTTGATTGGGAAGGCAAGAAACGGGGGAGCACGATCGCCGAGCATCCCACGGTCAAGCCGACCGAGGTGTTCGCAATACCCATGCGGGTGCATACGCAGGTGGGGAATATTTGTTTTGAGCCGTTTTGCGGATCGGGCTCGCAAATCATCGCCGCTGAAAGGGTGAACCGCAGGTGCTTCGCCATGGAGCTTGAGCCGTTCTTTGTGGATGTGGCGGTTAAACGCTGGGAAGAATATACCGGCAAGAAAGCGGTGAGAGCGTAATGGATGAAGTGAAGCCGAAACAGAACTTGGCGGATATCGCCCGGAAGAAACGCTACCTGCACTTGATTGAGAAACTGCATAGCGGCGTTCCTTTAACCAAACCCGAAATTCGGGAGCTGGAAGAATTCGAAGCAGAACCGTTAAACCCGGCTGTTGTTAAGACAATGGAAGAAGTAGCCAAGGTGATGGATGTTTCATATAGAACGGTTCAGCGATGGAAAAAGGATGGGATGCCAACGACCCATGACGGCTTTTACAACCTTGATGAGATTAAAGATTGGCATGACGAGCGAGGAGTGAAAGATGGAGAAGAGGCGGAGGGCAAAGCATATTGGGAAGAGAAAATTCGGAAGTATAGAGCGACTCTTTTAGAACTGGAATTAAAAAAAGTACAGGCAGAGCTTATATCAAGTGATGAGGTGGAGCGTGGCCGGATAGCAAGAATCATAGCGGTAAAACGATCCTTTTTGGCGTTGCCTTCCCGACTGGCTCCAATTTTATCCATGCAGGAGCCACGTGAGGTGGAGGCGATTCTTTATGAAGCTTTGGCAGAAATTATTGATGAATTTTCAGGGGATATCAATGAAGACACTGAAACAAGACAGGGAAGTATGGTTGATAACGGAGCGTCAGGCGTGGAAACGCCCAACGAAGATAACGGTCAGCCAGTGGGCTGATCAATACCGTTATCTAAATCCCGTAACATCAGCTGAACCCGGGCGATGGAAAACATCACGCACCCCATATTTACAAGGTGTTATGGATGCTTTTACGGATCCCCATATCGAAGAGATTACAGTTATGGCCTCTTCGCAGGTTGGCAAGACAGAGGCAATGTTTAATATGCTTGGTTATGTTATGGATCAGGATCCGGGGCCTACGCTTGTTGTATTGCCGAGGGAAAACGATGCCAAAAGCGTTTCTTACAATCGGGTTCTCCCTATGATTCATGGGTCGCCTGCGCTACGCAATCGGTTGCCCACTGATGTTGATGACATCACCAAACTCGAATATCGTTTTGATCGGATGATTCTTTTTTTCGCCGGGTCAAACAGCCCGGCGGATTTGGCTTCAAGACCGATTCGCTATTTGTTCTTAGATGAGATTGATAAATATCCGAGGTTTGCAGGGCGAGAGGCTGATCCAATTAAACTGGCAACTGAGCGGCAGAAAACATTTTGGAATAAGAAGACAGTCAAGGTGTCAACGCCAACAACACGTGATGGTTATATTTTTCGGGAATATGAACGATCAGATCAATGCAGATTTTTTGCTCCGTGTCCTCATTGTGGTGGGTATCAGATATTAGTGTTCGGCCAGATTAAATGGCCGGAGCATGAGCGGTCAGCAGAAAAAATCAGGAACGAGCGTTTGGCGTGGTATGAGTGCGAGCATTGTAAGAAACGAATCGATGACTATCAGAAACAGCAGATGCTTGTTAATGGGAAGTGGGTGCCGAGGGATTGTGAGATAAACGAGCAGGGTGAGATTTGGGGCGAGGAAGTAAAGAGCAAGCACAAAGGCTTTTGGATCAACTCTCTGTATTCGCCGTGGCTTAATTGGAGCGATATCGCCGCCGAGTTTTTGAAATCGAAAGATTTCATTGAACTGTTGATGAACTTCGTCAATTCATGGCTGGCTGAAGTTTGGGAGGAGAAGATTGAGGAGACTACGGTCGACCGGGTCAAGGCGCACGCCTGCGAGTATACGGAGGGAATCGTTCCTGACGAGGCGGTTGTTTTAACGGCGGGGGTGGACGTTCAAAAAGATCATTTTTATTACGTGATTCGTGGCTGGGGTTATGAGGAGCAGTCGTGGCTTGTGCGGTGCGGCTCGTTGGAATACTGGGATGATTTGGTTGAGGTGTTGTTTAAGACCGAGTATCGAAAATATTCAGGAGACGAGACGCTTCCGGTCTACATGACCTGTGTTGACTCGGGGTTCAGGACTGATGAGGTATATCACTTTTGCAGGCAGTGGCACGATCGTGCGAAAGCGATCAAGGGGCAGGAAGAATTAACGGATGGCAGGTTTTATCGTGCGTCAAAGATTGATATCAACTCACGCACGGGAAGCATTATCAAGAATGGTCTAGTGTTGTGGAATCTCAATGTTACGCAGTACAAAGATAAGATCAGCCGTCTTGTGGCGAGTAAGGATCCGGCGAAGTGGCATCTGTTCAAGAATCCGTCTGATGACTATCTTGCGCAATTCACGTCCGAGCATAAGGTTTTGATAAGGAACAGAAACACCGGCAAGGCAAAGGAAGTTTGGCAGAAAAAACGCTCCTCGGTTGCGAATCACTATCTTGATGCGGAGGTTTACGCTATCGCCGCCGCTGACATAATCCGTGCGCTTAACCTTCGCAGAGACGAGCGCACAGTTCATAAAGATATAAGGCAGGAACACAGCCGTTCCAGCTGGATTCGGAAACGAGAAGGGGCGTGGATTTAATGGGTGGAAGATGGCTCAACAGACACGAAAACTGGCTTGATAAGAAGAGCGTTGAGCGTCGACCGGTCGGTCGCCCTGTCAATGATAGTGAAGATTACGGCGTGAGGTATGTTCCATTGAAATGCCCGAAATGTCGGAGCAAAGACGTGAGATGTTATTCGAGTACGCCGCCGATTCGGTATCATCTCTGTCGAGATTGTGGCTATAAATTCAAATCTGTTGAGGCAAACGATGAAAAATAATTATTACTATTTTGTAGTAACGACCCAATTGAAAAAGATTCAGGTTGAGATAAACTTGAATTAGAAAATTAAAAGCGGGACAGCTGATCACTGCCGCCGCACCCAATAAGTAATAAAAACCCGATTCCTTGCGCAAGGGGGAGTCGGGTTTTTTTATTGGGTCACGAGGGAAATTATGAGCGCACCAACAAAACAGGAAATGCTTGAGAACGTAGAGACGGCGATTAACGCACGCATGACTGGCGGAGCCGTGCAGTCGTATTCGATCGGCGGCCGCAATTTGCAGTACATAACATTGACGGAACTTATAAAACTGCGGGACACGTTGCGGCAGGAGATTGCCGCAGGTAGTTCTCGCACGTCATACGCAAAGTTTGAGAATCCGGTATGAACATAAAAGAAAAATTAACGAATGGATTGGACGGGGTAGTCGGTTTTTTCTCTCCGAAAGCGGGCTTAAAGCGGCGCATGTTTCGTGAGGCGATTAAGTTATCCGAGAAGTTCGGGTCTTATCGTGGGGCTGAAAAGAACCGTCTCCGTTCGTCATGGATCCCGGGTGGGGGTTCGGCTGATCAGGATATTATTCCTGACTTGCCGGATTTAAGGGAACGGAGCCGTGACTTAAACCGCAATGACGCTCACGCTTCCGGGATTACGAATACCATGACAACGAATATCGTTGGCACTGGTATTCGGCCACAGAGCAGGGTTGATAAAGAGGCTCTCGGGATCGCCGACAGCAAAGTGGATAAGTTTCAGAAAAACGCCGAGAGGTCATGGAAGCTATGGCTTCCGTACGCTGACGCAGGCAACCGCATGGACTTCTACGAGATTCAGCAGTTGGTTGACAGGCAGATTATAGAGAACGGCGAGGCAATCATTATTCCGGTCATGCTCAAAGATAAGAACCGGCCATATTCGCTCGCCCTGCAGGTTATAGAGTCGGACAGGTTGGCTACGCCTCCTGATAAACGTGGCGATAAAACTGTAAGGGCGGGAGTTAAGGTTGGGGAGAATGGTGAGCCGATTTCCTATTTTATTCAAAAGACACATCCGGGTGACTATCGGTTTACGAAGGCGGAAGAACGAGAATTTATCGAGATTCCAGCCCGTAATGAGTTAGGCAGACCGAATGTGTTTCATTTGTATCCGGTTCAGCGCTCAGGACAGACTCGTGGCGTTCCGTTCTTCTCGCCGGTGCTCACTTACTTCAAAGATTTAGCAGAGTACGCTGAGGCGGAACTTGTGGCCGCTCGCATTGCGGCGTGTTTCTCGATATTTATTACCTCGGAAGCGTCAATGGATCTTAACACCGGCTATGACCGCAACTTTCAAGGGCAATTTTTGGAGTCATTGGAGCCGGGCATGATAAGACACCTTCTTCCGGGGGAATCTATAACATCGTTCAATCCTCAGCGACCATCAGCTACGTTCGAGCCGTTTGTGGAAAAAATGCTCAGGGCGATTTCAGCGGCGTTAGGTCTGCCGTATGAACTTGTCGCAAAGGACTTTTCCAAGACGAACTATTCAAGCGCACGGGCGGCACTTCTTGAGGCACGCAGGTATTTCAAAGTTAGGCAGGAATGGCTCGCTCGCAAACTTTGTCAGCCGGTTTGGGAAATGGTTTTGGAAGAAGCGTATCTCAGGGGCGAGTTAGGGACGATTTCTTTTTACGAAAATAAACAATACTGGGTCAACGCATCGTGGATCACACCGGGCTGGGAATGGGTTGATCCGCTTAAAGAAGCCCAAGCGGCGGAGGTGGGGATTCGTAATGGAATCATCACCTATTCAGATCTGTATTCGGCGCAGGGCAAAGATTGGGAGGAGTGTTTTGAGCAAAGAAAAAGAGAGCAAGAAAAAATCAAAGAACTCGGGCTCGAGATCAATAAGAAGCCAGATTCTGTTGATGGTAAGAGCGCAGATGCAAACAGCGCAGACGCTGACCGTGGAGGTGAGGAATAAATGAGAAAAGATTTATTTCGTGCGGATGTCGCTCGTTCCGGCAAGGTCAGGATTGATAGAGAGGCGTCTGTCATTAACGGATTCGCTGTTGTGACGAAAGGCGTGACGAAGGACAGCCGGGGAGAGTTTGACGACATCGCTCTGGATTCAGTCGTTGATTTTGGTAACAAGGCGAAAGCGGGAATCAAATCAAGATTTGGTCATCCCAACATGAGTAGCACCGCACTCGGCACGTTCTTGGGCAGGGTGAGGAACTTTAGGCGTGATGGGGACATCGTCAGGGCTGATCTTCATATTGATAAGACGGCTTTTGAAACGCCAGATGGAGATCTCGCTGGATATGTGCTTAATCTCGCCGAGAGTGATCCGGAGATGTTTGGCGCATCAATGGTGATTTATTGGGAGGAGGAGAAACGGGAAGGCTTGGACGCTAATGGCAACGAACTACCGCCGTTCATTCGTGTCACAAACCTTTTTTCGGTTGATGTGGTGGATGATCCGGCGGCGAACAACGGTCTTTTTGGTATGCCGTTTTTCTCCGAGAGCGTGCGACCGTCAGTGGAGATGACGGCGTTCTTGGATAAATTCCTTAACAATCCTGATGCGGTAGAGAAAACCATCGGGTTTTTGAATAGATATCGATTGAATAAAGAAACGGAAGATAAAAGTAAAAAGGAGGAATCCAATATGGATGCATTAACAGTGCAAAAGTTGAAGGAGGAAAGGAAAGACATCTTTGAGGCTGTTCTCAAAGAGGGCTTTGACGCTGGCGTTCAAGATGAGCGTCTGAGAGCCGTGTCAATTCTTAAGAAAGCTGAATCGTTTCAGGGAATGAGCGCTTTGGCTTTGGAGTCGGTTGAACAAGGACTCAGTCTTGATCAGGCGGTCGTGAAGTTCCAGCAGAAACGCCTTGATGACATCGAGAAAGCTTCAGCGCCGGTTGTCGGGGCTGATGGCGAAGAAGTATCCAAAAAGAAAACGACGCATTTGGAGCGTGCTCGGCAGTACCAGAAAGAACACAGGTGCGGCATGACAGAAGCTCTTAAAGCGACAGCGGATAAAAGACAATAATCATAAAGGAGGAGGTAGAAAATGTCTCAATTTAATATTGGTTCAAAAGCGTTTGTGGCGGGCGAGGATTTGGAAGCGTACCGCCGGGTAAAGTTGAGCGCCGGAAGCGGCTCACAGGTTGAGTACGCTGACGCAGGCGAGGCTTGCATCGGGATCACTGCGGCCAAGGCGGCACAGGGGGAGCATATCAGTGTGGATTTAAAGACAACTGGCAGGACGTTCAAAATGGTTGCCGCTGGTGTGATCGGAGCTGGTGTTAATTTTTACGGAGCCAATGACGGCAAGGTCAGCGCAGTCGTGAGTGGTTCCATTATTGGAAAAGCGCTGGAAGCGTCAACAAGCGATAGCGAAGTCATTGAAGGGCTATTTGCCTAATTAAAAGGAGGAATAAAAATGCCAGACTATCAGGGAACAAGAACCGTACCGAGGCTTGAGTTAGGGGAAGCGGCGCTGGAATTTATCCAGTCGCAAGATGAGTTTATAGGCACAAAAGTTTTGCCTATTTTTCAAACAAAAAAGAAAGCAGGTGTTTTCCCAGCTATCACACGAGAGAGCATCACTCGTGAGGCGGATACCAAGCGTGCACCCCGAGGCAATTACAACCGGGATTCTTTTCAGGCGAAGGACAGGCAGTATAACTGTGAGGAACACGGTTTGGAAGGGCCTCTGGATGATTCCGAGCGGGAAATGTATGCCACGGATTTCGATGCCGAGCTTACGAGCGTTCAGATCGTGACACGTCGAGTCCTGCAGGCGCAAGAGAGAAGAATCGCATCGAAGGTTTTTGACACTACGGTTTTTACAGGGTCAAAACTTTTCACCGATTATTCCAGTGCGCCTTGGGATAACAAGTCAAGTGATGCGATTGGACAGGTTAGAGCCGCTCGTGAGCAGGTGAGACAGAACTGCGGGATTGAGCCAAATACTCTTATTTTGAGTAAGGCGAACATGGACAGGTTGGTTGGAAACGAGGAAGTTAAGAAAGCCATTCAGTATGTCGCAAGGCTAACCGAGGCTGAAATCCTTAATGCTATGGCGGATATTCTTGGCGTTAAGAGGATCATTGTCGGCAGAGCGATTTACAACACAGCGAAGGAGGGTAAATCGTTTCAGGGAGCGGATATCTGGAGTGACGACTTTGCTATGGTCGCTGTGATCGGAGAAGGGCAGAGATTGTCCGATCCGACCGTGGGAAGGACGTTCCTGTGGACTGCGGACAGCCCGGAAAACGCCACGGTCGAGCAGTACCGTGACGATGCGGCCAGAAGCGACATCTTCCGTGTGCGTCAGCACGTGGACGAGATGATCGTTGATCCGTACTTCGCTCATCTTTTAAAAGTAGACGCTTAAAACACTGAGGCTCGCCCGGGGGCTTAAACGC